ATGCTGACGCACTTATTAAAAGCCAGCGCAGCAAGCGTGAGCAGCACGCAGCAGAACTGAAGAAGCTAGACCAGCAGCGCAGCAGCGACTTGCTGAGCGAAGAAAAATACCAGCAAGCCAAGGTTGCGCTGCAGAAAAAATACGAAGAACGCGAACGGGCCGCGCCAAAGGCGCGGAAGTCCGATGCGGAGCGCGAAGCCGAGCGCGAAGCGGCGCGCATGGCGAAGCTGGATGCAGAAGAGTCTTCCCGCCGCGTTGCCAATGCCCAGCGGGTAGGCGCGGAAATGAACAAGGAAACCGAAGCCATCTGGGCCAAGGTTGAGGCTGAGAACGCAGCCCGCGAAGCCATCGGCCTGAGCAAATCGGGCATTGAATCGCGCACGCTGGCAATCATGCAGGAACAACTGGCGTGGCGTGATGCGCTGGGGCTGGAGGACGAGCAAACCGAGCAGCTAAAACGCAACATCGCCGCCCAGCGCGCCCTGGTTGATGCCGCAGTCTCGCGTGAGGCAACTCAGGGGAGTTTTGACTCCGCCAAGCAGGCTGCGAAAGACGTCGAAGAAGCCCACAAAAAAGCCGCAGAAAAAGCTGCTGCCGAGTGGCAAAAAACCGTCGATACCATTGACGGCACCTTCCACGATGCGTTTACCGACATGCTCAAGCAGGGCGAAGCAGACTGGGAGAGCTTCACCGACTCGCTGGCGACCACATTCAAGAGCGCGGTGGCAGACGAAATCTACAAGATGACGCTCAAGCCACTGGTGCTGAACGTCGTCGGTTCGTTCTCCGGCGCTGGCGCGCCAGCCGTGCCGGGTGCCGATGGCCAGCCGCTGTCAATCAGCAATGGGTTCGGCGTGCTCTCCGGCGTGCAGACGGCATGGGCGGGCATGTCTGGCGGCATCACCAACGCAGCCAACAGCTTTGCGCTGTCCGGCATGGGGCAGGCCGCCGGGCTGTCTACCGTCTCCGCCATGGGGCCACCGACCGCCGCCGGCGTGATGGGCGGGCCGGCCACCGTGATGACGGGCGCTGGCGCGACCTTCGCCGCCGCCGCCGCCCCGGTGCTGGGCGCACTAACAGCCGCTTACGCCATTGCCGAGATGCAGAAGTCTGGATGGGGTTCGGACAACAACGCCAAAAACTACGCCAAGGACTTCGCCTTGTTCGGCGGCACCGCTGGCGTAGTGGTGCTGGATCGCCTGTTTGGCCATAACCGCACCGTCAGCGACGACGCTCGCGGCATCCGTGGCACGTTCGATTTGTCCGGCTTCTCCGGGGAGAACTATCAGGAGCGATCGCAGAAGGGCGGCACGTTCCGCAGTGATCGCCGATGGACTGACCCATCGGCGATTGATGCTGACATGGACAAAGCGCTCGACAGCATGCTCAAGCAGGCTGTGTCGGGCGTTAAAACCATCGGTCGCGCGCTCAACGTCGAAACCGAAACCGCTCTGGAAGGCTTCAGCCACACGTTTGCACTGCAGCTTTCCGAAAACGGCGATATGAGCAAGGCCGGCGAGAAGATCGCTGCCGAGCTGAAAAAGGTGCAAGACGAACTGGCTACGCGGCTGGTGCCGAACATTGCCGACTTCGCCCGTTATGGCGAGTCTGCGGCCGATACGTTTGACCGGCTGAATCAGGAAGTCACCGCCACCGATGCGATTCTGCTGGCGATGGGCAAGGATGCGTCAACCGCGTTTGGTGCGGTTGGTCTGGCGTCAATCAAAGCCCGCGAGGATTTGATCGATCTGGCTGGCGGCATTGATTCGCTGGCGCGTAAAACGCAGACTTTCTACTCGGCCTTCTACACGCAGGACGAGCAACTGCAGCTTGCTGCGAAGCAGGCTCAGACAGTATTGGCGAGCGGCTTTTCTGACATCGGCCAAGCCATTCCGGCCAGTCGGGAAGCATTCCGCGCGCTGGTTGAATCTCAGGATTTGAGCACGGAGTCTGGCCGTAAGATGTTCAACGGCCTTCTGGATTTGTCAGACGAGTTCGACACCGTTACCAAGGCGTCAGAAGCCGCTGCCGACAACCTGAAGAAAACCGCCGACAAGCTGAAAGAGGCGACCACCGCCGCGCAACAAGGTCAGGCGTCGCTGTTTGATGTCTTTGCCACCGATAGCCAGAAGCTGGCTGCTGCTCAGAAGCTGATTAACGACGCATTTGCGGGGCTGGGTAAATCTGTGCCGGCAACCGCTGGCGATTTCCTTGATCTGGCAAAAGCCATTGACCCAGCCACCGAGGCGGGCCAGTCGCTGATTGCCACGTTGCAGAAAGTCTCGGGCGCGTTTTCCTACGTTGAGAAATCAGCAGCAGATAGCGCAGCAGCGAAGGAGGCAGCCGCTCAGGCTGCATCGCAGGCCGCAGCGCAAGCGGCGCAAGAGGCTGCACAAGCGGCAACGCAATCGTCTGGCTCTCGCCGGTCAGTCATGGATCAATTTGACCCTGCTGGGGCATTGAGTCGGGCGCAGTCTGACATTGCGGCGGCATTCGCGAAATACGGCGCAACCGATTTGATTCCGACATCGCGGGCAGGCGTATCTGATGTTGCTGGCCGCATTGATAACAGCACCGCGCTGGGCCAGCAGCAGATGGCTGATTTAGCGTCATTATCTGGCGCGTTCGAAGCGGTATTCGGCGCGCAAGAATCGGCAGCCAGGTCGGCGGCTGATGCCGCTAAACAGGCAGCAGACGAGCAGGCGCGGCTGGCACAACAAGCAGCCGATGCCGCGCAACGTGCCGCAGAAGATCAGATGCGGGCTGCGCAACGTGCCGCTGACGAGCAAATGCGGCTAGCCAATCAAGTCCACGACTCAATCAGCAACGCGCTGCGCAGCCTGCTTGGACAAAGCGAACAATTCGAAAATCAATCCCGGCAGATGGCGCAAGCCACGCTGCAATCGGCGCTGGTGATCGCAAAGGCAGGCGGCTCGTTGAGCAATTTTCAGGGGCTGGATGCGGCGCTGGCGTCAGTCAACAAATTGGACAAAGCAACGTTTGCCACCGCCGCCGGCTACGCGGTGGAGTTTGGCCGAACCGCCAATCTGCTGACGCAACTAGAGCAATACACGCGCATCAACGGCAGCCACGCCAACGGGCTGGATTACGTGCCGTTTGATGGCTATGTCGCTCAGCTGCACCGTGGGGAGAAGGTACTTACCGCATCCGAATCAGCAGCAGCCAGCGCAACGGCGGATGAGGTCAAGGCGTTGCGATCAGACCTGAACGCCATCGGTGCGGCGCTGGCCACGAACACGCAGCGGACAACGCGCTTGCTCGAAAAATTCGACGTCGAAGGCATATACACAAGGGTTTAACGCATGTCCGCACCAGTCAAAATCATGCCTCCGATTGATGTCACTTACGCCAAGCTGACTTCATCGAATGTGGCCGAAACAGAGTATGGAAATTACGCCGCAGGCACTGCCTATGCCGCTGGCGACCGCGTCATTGTTCCGGCCACTCACGACGTCTGGGAATCGCTGGCAAACGCAAATACCGGCAACACGCCAGCGAGCAGCCCGACATGGTGGGCGCGAGTCGGCCCGACCAATCGCATGGCGATGGTTGATACATCGGTTTCTACTCAGACGACGCGAGCCGGCGGTATCGACGTCACTGTCACGCCGGGCGAAACCGTCGATACGCTGGCGCTGTTGAACATCAGCGCCGCGTCAGTACGGGTGCGCATGACCGACCCGACCGATGGCATTGTCCACGACCATACCAGCGACATGATCGCCCCGCCGTCCGAGTCTGAGTATTTCGCTTGGTTTTTTGAGCCAATCACCCGCATTGATTACCTGGTTGCCACGCTGCCGGCCTATGGCTCTGCTGCGGTACGGGTTGAGCTGATAGATACCGGCACCGCTGCGTGCGGTGTGATGGCGCTTGGCCTGTCTCGCAAGATAGGCGAAGGCACACTGGCCGGCGCTCGCACTAGCATCACCGATTACAGCGGCAAGGAGCGCGACACATGGGGCCAGTATCAGATCGTCGAGCGAGGCTATAGTAACCGCGCCAGCATCAGCACGGTTGTCAAATCCAACATGGTCGACCCGGTAAAAAAGCTGCTCGCTTCCCGACGCGCAAGACCAACGCTCTGCATCGCCTCCGACCAGTACAGCAGCCTGGTTCTATTCGGCTTGATCAGCTTCGACGTGACGATCCCATACCCCACATACGCAATGTGCGACCTAGAGATTGAGGAGATTATCTGATGGCAATGACCCCGCTAACCGGCATGCCGGCCAGAACGCAGGAACAGTCGACGTTCAACATGAACGCCAACGATTTTTTTAGCACCAAGCTGCCGCTATTCGTCACCGAAGCCAACGCGCTGCAGTCCGACGTCAACAGCAAGCAATCAGCCGCCGCAACCAGTGCCAGCGATGCCACCACGCAAGCTGGCAACGCCACCACTCAGGCCGGCATAGCCACCACGCAAGCCACGCTGGCGGCGAACTGGGCAACGCAGCTCGGCACGCCGGTATCGGGCGGTGAGTTTTCCGCCAAGTACCACGCGCAAGCCGCTGCGGCCAGCGCTGCCAGCGCGGTCAACTCGCCCGGCACGCAGGCGACATCGATAACCGGTATGACGATCAGCAACATCAGTCAATCGTTCATGCTGCAGCAGACGGGTAAAAACTTCGTCGTCGGCCAGTGGGTAACAATCGCCGATGCCATCAACCCGTCTACTAGCTGGATGGCAGGCGGCATCACGGCGTTTAACTCGGGTACTGGCAATATCACCGTCAACGTCGTCATGTCGGTCGGTGCCGCTACGCTGTCGAATTGGGTGGTCACTGCCGCGTCGGCGTTTGTCGAAACCCCGACATTCGGCGGGCGTTCTGCGCGCACCTCAAACACCGTTTTGGCTGGCTCCGATCTGGGCAAGCTGATCGACATCACCTCTGGCACGTTCACGCAGACATTCACCGCAGCAGCCACGCTGGGCGGCAACTGGTTCTGCCACATCCGCAACAGCGGCACGGGCGATATCACACTCGACCCGAACGGCAGCGAGCTAATCGACGGCCTGACCAGCTACATCATGTACCCCGGCGAGACCCGGCTGGTGACGTGTGACGGCACGGGCTTTTACACGATGGTGCTGAAGTCTTTTTACAAGGTTTTTACGGCCACGGGCACATTCGTTAAACCGCCCGGTTACGAGATGTTTTCGGGCATTAAGTGGGGCGCCGGCGGCGGTGGGGATAACGGAGTTGGGGGTGGTGGCGGCGGCTGCAGCCAGTTTGACTTCCCCGCATCCGTTATTGGCGCGTCGCAATCCGTAACCATCGGCGGCGGGGCTGCGGCAGGGGCCAAGGGCGGGGATACCACGTTCATTTTTACCACTCAAGGCGGCGGTCGCGGCGGCGTGTACTCCGAGGGCGGTAGTGCTTATGGAACATCGGCCACGGCGGCGCCTTTCCCCAATGACGCCGTAAGCGTTGCCGTGAATTCTGCCCCCCCTATTTACGGCTTCTATGGCGGCGGCAATGACATAGGCAACAATTCGTTTAGACATTCCGTCTACGGCGGCGCGTCGGGCGGTGATTCTGCCGCAGGTACGTCAATCTTCGGCGGTGCTGGCGGCGTAGGTGCAGGTAATGGCTCTGCGCCGGGTGGCGGTGGCGGTTCTACTGGTGCTGGGGCGCGTGGTGAATTAAGAATTTGGGGGGTGCTGTAATGCGTGCGCATGTAATTGATAACGGCGTGGTGGTGAATACCGTCGAGGTGGAATCGCTGGGCGTGCTGCCGGGTCTGGTGGCTGCGCAGGGCAATGAGGGCATCGGCTGGGCGTATGACGGCCATGTGTTTACGGCGCCTCCGCCACCGCCGCCGGTTATCCCGCAGTCCGTCACCATGCGCCAGGCGCGTCTCGCGCTTCACGCTAGTGGCTTGCTCGCCAGCGTGCAGCCGGCCATCACCGCGCTACCCGAGCCGCAGCGCACGCAAGCGCAGATCGAGTGGGACTACAGCAACGGGCTGGAGCGCGGCAATGCCTTCGTCGCTACGCTGGGCGCGGCGCTGGGATTAAACGCCGCCGGCATCGATGCGCTGTTTGTACAGGCAGCCCAGCTATGAGCGTGCAGCTTGCCCTCTACAAGGCTCCCGGCAACTGGCTCAACCGCCTGATCTGCTGGTGGACAGGCAGCCAGTACAGCCACTGCGAGCTGGTTGTCCGTGGCACCTGCTACAGCAGCAGCGTGCGTGACGGCGGGGTGCGGGCAAAGGTGATGGCGCTGCCGGCTCACTCGTGGGATCTGATCGATCTGCCTTGGGCGGACGATGACGCCGTGACGGACTGGTTTATCGCCCACGAGCGCGACCGCTACGGCTGGCTCGATCTGCTGACCGGCCAACTGCTCGGCATGCAGCGCGACCATCGCGGCGTGTTCTGTAGCGAGGCGTGCGCCAAGGCGCTTGGGCTGCGAAACAGCACGCGCATGAGCCCGCAGGCGCTGCTGGATGCCTGCCTCGATATCAACAAAAACGCAGTCTTTATCTGAAAAACCTGAAAGGCCGAGATGAGCCACACACCAGAACGCCGCACGGCTGACCCGTGGCGGGCAGAGATGCAGGCGAAGATCGAGAAACAAGAGCAAGAGCTGGCCGAAATACGCAAGGAGCTTGCCGAAAGCGCCGCGATCATCCGGGAAATGCGCGACATCCTCGTGACCGTGAAGTCAGGGGCGAGGATGTTCGGCTGGATCGGCAGCGCCATCAAGTGGATCAGCGGCGTAGTGGCGGCAGGCGTGGCGCTGTGGGCCGCGTTCGGTCACCACGCGCCAAAATAGAGGAGTCAGGGAATGAGCTTCGAAACCGCATTCCGCTTCACCCTCGGCCACGAGGGCGGCTACGTCAACGACGTGCGAGATCCCGGACTTGAAACCAAGTTCGGCATCAGCAAGCGCAGCTATCCCAATCTCGACATCAAGTCGCTGACGCTGGAACAGGCGCAGGCCATCTACAAGCGCGACTACTGGCAGCAGGCCAGCTGCGACCGCATGCCGCCGAAGATCGCCGTCGCCGTATTTGACTCCGCCGTGCACCACGGCCCGAAGACCGCCGTCAAGCTGCTACAGCGCGCGCTGAAAGTGGCCGATGATGGCGAGTATGGCCGCATCACCCACGGCACGCTGCAGGCTCGCGACTGCAACGAAACGCTGGAGCTGATGCTGGCTCAGCGCGCCATCTACCTGACCACCTGCCCGGCATGGCCGACTTATAAGCTCGGGTGGCTCAAGCGGCTGTTTAACCTCGCCCGGAGCAATTTCGCATGAACCCGCTATTCCTCGGCCCGCTGGTTGATCTGGTGGGCAAAATCTCCGACAAGGTATGGCCAGACCCGGCCAAAAAGATCGAAGCACAAACCGCCCTGCTGCAGATGCAGCAATCGGGCGAGCTGGCCATGCTGGAGAAACTCGGGCAGAGCGACAACGCGCAAGTCGAGGTCAACAAGATCGAGGCTGCCAGCGATAGCAGCTTCAAATCTGGCTGGCGGCCCGCGCTGGGCTGGGTCTGCGTGGCCGGGTTTTCGTATCAACTGCTGGCGCGGCCGTTTCTGCTGGGCGCTGGCTACGACTACCCGGCGCTGGACATGGAAACGCTGTCGGCACTGACCTTCGGCATGCTGGGTCTTGGCGCAATGCGAACGATAGAGCGGGTTAAGCGGGGGTAGGGTTTCGGGAATCTAGGCGGGAATCTAGGCGGGAAACTGGCGTAAAAAAACCGGCTTTTGCCGGTTTGTTTTTTGCCATTGTGGTGAGGGGCTGTCATGCGCTTTTCTCTTTCTGTTTGGCTTTTTTGACGGTGCCGTCCGGCTTGTAGCCGTAGGCTGCCAGCGCGTTGCGCCAGCTGCTGAGGTCTTTGGCGATGGTGTCGGGCGGCCAGCTGAAATTCTCTTTCAGGATGACTTCGCCCAGTTCGCCCAGCGCAGCACGGATTGCGTTGAGGGCGTTTGCCCGGCGCTGGTTTTCTGTATCAGCCTGCTTTAACTCATCCTCAAGCTCGCAGATGCGCTCGTACTGGTCGCCGATGTGTAGCTCTGCCCACGTCAACAGGCGTTTCAGGTCGCCGTCTGGCTGCTCTGATGCGGCTAGGCGGAGTGCATGCAGGGCGGTCATGTCATCGCCTTTCCGATTTCTGCTGCTGCGCGGGTGATGGCTCGGCGGGTTGCGGCGTATGGGTCATTATTGGAATCGTATGATTCGCAAATCCATTCGCCATATGCTGGGTCCGGGTCTTCACCGTCTGGAAGTGTTTTCGCTACACTAATCTCGGTGTCGTTGTCCCATACATGCACCACGAGGCGCAGCCTAACAGCCAGCCGCAGCGCGTCGCCATCATCTTCAAGCGGGCTCCATTTGCGCGTACCGTTGGCAGTTTCAATCTTAATGCTTCCATGCCATTCTGGAGGGTAGCCCGCAGCCTTCGCTGCCAGCTCCAAAAGCTCTCGATCAGTCATGGCCACCTCCCAAAATCTCGCGCTCGATGGCGCGGGTGAATTGGCAAACATTCGCACGCTCGCTTGCGCGAAAAGGTTCTGGGAATAAGCTGTTGTGAATTTCCATAATCCGCTCATCGCTCAATGCTGGCGGCTGCGGTGCGGCTTCGATCATGGCTTTGTAAATTGCGATTATCTGGCCTTCTGATGGTGGCTCCGAACCGTACCATGGGTCGCCGTGGTGAAACTCTGGCGAATCTTCTTCGGCTTTCCATACCATTTTATCTGTCGGCTCCACCGGAACAAGTTTCCATTTCATGATTGGCCTTTCTCGCTCATGGCGCGGATTGCTGCGGCTCGGAGGCGGTCACGCTCAGACCGGATCGCGCGGTGATACAAGCACTCTGTGTCCACCGTCTGATTGTCGGCGTATGTGCACCGACAGCCAATCTTTTCGCCCTGCAGTGTCGCGGACTCTACCTTGCGCAGCCGGTCAAGCTCATCCAGCAGCGCCAGCACCGTCGCGGGATTGGCGGCTGCGATGTATTCGGCGTTTTTAATCTCTTTAGCATCAGAAAAATCGCCGCAGTCGGTTCTGCATACTTGCCCGTGTGTTCCGGCCATATAGCCTTTTTCGTTCGCTTCCGGGGTACCTGCATGAACCCATCCACGGCCCTCCCATTGCGTCCAAGGTCCCGGTGCGGCGTTCTGTGCCAGCTCGCGCAGCTTGGTGGTGTCGATCATTTCTTATCCCTCTCTGCGAGCATGGCGTCGGACTGCAAATATGCGTATTGAGCCAGAGAATCAACGTCAAGCACGTCCTCGCGCAGGCATGGAATAGACGATTGGTGCGCTTCGTCTCCGGTATATCCGCCGTGATGGGTTAATAATGCCAGCATCGCCTTCGCTGCGAAGTAATCGCGCAGTGTCATGCCTAGTGCGTCGCTGGAAAGCGGCTGTTTAACCGGGAAGGCCGGCCCGCCGTCGTGTTGTTCGCTCATAAAATCCTCTCAATCTGTACATTCA